AAGAGCATAAGTTTTTTAAGGAAAATACGGTTTGCCCAACCTGCACACAGGACATAGAAGAGTCGTTTCGATTAAATAGAATTGAGGACGTTCAAAATAAGGCAAAGGAACTTAAAGATGGTTATGCTCAACTTGAAAAAACAATTGAGTTCGAACAGGAAAGAGAGCGTCAATTCAATGCCCTTTCAAAGGAGATTACAAAACTAACGCATGGCATTTCTCAAAACAATACTCGGATTAGCCTCAACCAGAGACAAATCAGAGATCTTGAACATGAAATTCAAACTATTACCAGTAACCTACAAAACAGAAATACTGAACATGAGAAGTTAGAAGAATTTAGACAAAATCTCCAAAAGACAATTGAATACCTCTCAGACAAAAAACAAGAAATCGTACATTACGATTTTGCCTATTCCTTACTCAAGGATGATGGAGTAAAAATAAAAATCATTAAGAAGTATCTTCCATTCATTAATCAGCAGGTTAATCGTTACCTTCAGATGATGGACTTCTACATCAACTTTAAACTTGATGGGGAGTTTAATGAAACGATTGAATCACCTATCCATGAGAACTTTTCTTATAGTTCTTTTAGTGAAGGTGAGAAAATGAGAGTTGACCTCGCACTCCTCTTTACGTGGAGAGAAGTTGCAAGACTCAAGAACTCGGTGAATACCAACCTGCTGATTATGGATGAGGTATTTGATTCTTCACTTGATGGTTTTGGAACCGAAGAGTTCTTAAAGATTATTCGTTATGTGATTAAGGATGCTAATATATTTGTCATTTCCCATAAATCTGACTTACATGACAAATTTGAAAGTGTCCTAAGATTTGAAAAGGTTAAAGGATTTTCACGTATGGTATCCTAATACAGGAGAAACTATGGTCACCCCAAACTGGAAACACAATTCGGGCAAAGAACCCAAACGAACTCTTAAACCTCAGGCAATGAGGGCACGAAAGGAGGCACTCAGACAATTTAAGAAGCGTCACATGAACCCGTCCAAGAGGCGGGTTTCGTCGTATTATGAGTCCATACGAACGGAACACTATGACAGTTTCACACGAGATCAAGTCGCAACTTGCTAAACTCCTGGCAACTGAAGATCTTGTTGTAGAGCACAAGAAAGTTGAGACTGCCTGCTTTAACGTACATACTCGTGTGTTGACTCTTCCTATGTGGGAGAAAGCAGGCAATGAAGTTTACGATATGTTGGTTGCACATGAGGTGGGTCATGCATTGTATACACCCGACCGTAACTGGTTGAAAGAAACGAAGATTCCTCCGCAGTTCGTAAACATTGTGGAGGATGTTCGTATTGAGAAGTTGATGAAACGTCGTTATCCTGGTCTCCCCAAGACGTTTTATGCTGGATATCAGGTTCTTGCCGAGGAAGATTTCTTTGGTGTTGAGTGTGATGACGTTACTAAGATGAACCTTGCAGATCGTGTAAATCTGTATTTCAAGATTGGTAACTTTATTGATGTTCCTTTTGGTGAAGACCTTGAGATGCCCATTCTTCGTATGATTGAGGGTTGTGAAGATTTTGATGATGTTCTTCTGGCAGCAAAGGCACTGTATACTTATTGCCAAAACCAACTGAATACTGATACAAAGACTGAAATGGATTCTCTGGAATCTCAGTCTGGCAGTCCAGATCCTTCACAGAATCAGCAAGGACTTGAGCAAGGAGATACTGATATCACTGACGATGGTGAATCTTCTACGGCAGAGTCTGGAGAGACCACTGAAATCGAAGAAGAAGGAGGACCTTGTGGTGGCACTAGTAATGATGTAGAAATCAAAACTGTAGATGCACTGGAACAGGCAATCAAAGATCTTGCATCTACGAATGGGATTGAGAATGTCTATGTAGAAGTGCCGAAACTTGATCTTGAGAAGATTATTGTTCCCAACTCCAGAATTCATCAAGATTGTCGTGAAACTTGGGATGATTATCAATATCAAGAAGTCTTTGATGATGTTGATGCCGAGTTTGCAAAGTTTAAAAAATCTGCACAAAAGGAGGTGAATTATCTTGTTAAAGAATTCGAATGCCGTAAATCTGCAGACTCTTATGCTCGTGCTACTGTTAGTCGGACTGGAGTGCTCGATACAGCTAAGTTACATACTTATCGATACAATGAAGACCTGTTCAAGAAAGTAACAACTCTTGCCGATGGTAAGAATCATGGTCTGATCTTTATCTTGGATTGGAGTGGTTCGATGGGAGATGTGTTGTTGGATACGGTCAAACAGATGTGTAATCTTGTTTGGTTCTGTAAGAAGGTTGGTATTCCTTTCGATGTTTATGCATTCACCAATGAGTATCCTTTGTTTACATACAAGGAAGATGGTTCTAGGGATGTAAAGGACCTTTCATATGAAAAGAGGGACGGTGTGTTTTACATCAATGAGTGGTTCTCTATGATGAATTTCCTGACTCATAAAGTCAGCACCAAAGAACTGGAAACTCAGATGAAGCATCTGTTCCGTTTGGCATATTATTTTGATCGCACCACTCGTTCTTACTACAATATTCCTCCCACTATGGGTCTCTCTGGTACACCCTTGAATGAGACTATGATTGCTTTGCATCAAATTCTTCCCAAGTTTAAGAAGGAGAATAAGGTTCAGAAGGTTCAGTGTGTTGTGCTGACCGATGGTGAAGGATATCCTCCCAAGTTCCATCGTGAGATCCAACGGCATTGGGAGCAAGAACCTTTCATTGGCACTGGTTCGATTGGACACAACTGCTTTCTTCGTAATCGTAAAACAGGTCACACTTATTCTATGGATGTTCAATGGAATAAGATGACTGATGTATTCTTGGAAGATCTCAAAACAACTTTCCCGGATGTAAACTTCATTGGTATTCGTGTTCTTGCTTCTCGTGATGCAGGAGCATTTATCAGAACTTACTGTGGATATCGTGGAGAACTTCATGATAAAGTTATGAAGGATTGGAAGAAGCAAAAGTCATTCTCCATCAAAACTTCTGGTTATCACTCTTACTTTGGACTTTCTGGTAATGTTCTTTCTAGTGACTCTGAGTTTGATGTTGATGATGGTGCTACCAAAACCCAAATCAAATCTGCCTTTGTTAAAAGTCTTCGCACCAAGAAAATGAATAAGAAAATTCTGAATGAGTTTATTGAACTTGTTGCTTGATAAATATTAAAAAGGATGTTTTTACTATAAATGAAAACTTTTAGGGAATTTATGGTTATCGCAGAAGGGTCTGTCGATTTTGATAACAAAAAGGCTCCTAACAGAAGTGGGTGGACTCCTGCTGAAAAAATGAGAGCCAAGATGAAGAGAACTGGGGTTGAGAATCCCGACCACAAACCTTCAGATAAAGAGTATGCCAGATATGGTGGAATGGCCTCTGCTTATAATAAAGGCAAAGGATATGAAACCAAAATGGGATTTGCTGGTAAAAAGAATAAGGATGAGAAGGGTAGTAAAATAGGTAGAGATCGTAGAGACGCAACTACACCAAAAGGTGTTAAAGATACAGAAAAGCATTTTAGTTCTGGTGGGAAAGCTGCTACTGGTCACAGCTATACAGAACGACCATCAAAACGTCTTGATAGAGATAATTATACCTACAGATCTGGTAGCAAAGATAGGATGTCTGTCATCCATAAAGGAGACACGGGAGAAGGCAGGAAGGGTGATGCCAAGAGAACCACATTTAGACGTGGTACAGGTAGACGTAAGAACAAAGGACCAACTGATTGAGGTTTATTGATAAATATTTTTATAGTATAGGTATTAAAAATGTCTAGATTTGGAGATTTAATTGGAGGTAAAAAGGCAGCTCCTGCTCCTGCTCCAGCACCTGTAGTGGAACCTGTAGTAGAAGAACCTGTAGAAGTTACAGAATCTCCTATTGTGGACGAAGATACTACAAACTATGAAGAAGTAATCGAAGAAGAACTTGCAGAGATTTTCGCATATGAAAGTGATGTATCATTTCATGATATGTCAAAGAAAGAACTTGAGGAGTATGGTCGCACTGTCGGTATCGAACTGGACAGAAGACACTCTCACAAGAGGTTAGTTCAGGAGTTGGAAGAGTATTTGACCGATTCTTGAACTGTCCACTCTGCCCCCGACTCTGCCCCACTCTGCCCTATAATAACTTCAGTTGAAACAAACAAACTTACATCATGTCTTTCTCTGCTGATTACATCCGCACTTCACTACAGGGTCTTTATGGTGAATCTGTAACTAGTGCAGATATTCGTGCATGGTGTGCGATGAATGGTGGTAACTATCAAACCATTACCAACAAACTTTCTGATTACAAAGTTGGTCGTGGTAAGTGGAACCTGACTATTCAGGAAAAACTTGAGCAAACCTATCAGGCACCTCCTGCTATGCCTGCCCTTGAACAAAACCTTATTCCCCAGAAAGATGATTCCTTCGTCAAGTTTGGCAACTTCAGTGATCTTAAAAAAATTATTCAGTCCCGTTTATTCTATCCGACGTTCATTACAGGATTGTCCGGTAACGGAAAGACTTTCTCGGTTGAGCAAGCGTGTGCTCAGTTGGATCGGGAACTCATCCGTGTAAACATTACTATTGAAACCGATGAAGATGATCTTATTGGTGGTTTCCGCCTTGTTGATGGTGCCACCGTCTGGCACAATGGCCCAGTCATTGAAGCACTCGAACGAGGTGCTATCCTGCTCCTTGACGAGATCGACCTTGCCTCTAATAAAATTCTCTGTCTCCAATCTATCCTTGAAGGAAATGGAGTCTTCCTTAAGAAAATCGGCAAGTTTGTTCGACCCACTGCAGGTTTCAATGTCATCGCAACCGCAAATACTAAAGGCAAAGGTTCAGATGATGGACGATTCATTGGAACTAACGTGCTTAACGAAGCATTCCTTGAACGATTCCCAGTAACCTTTGAGCAGAACTATCCAACTCCTGCACAAGAGAAAAACATCCTGATGAAACTCTCTGAGGATACTGATTTTTGTGGTCGTTTGGTTGATTGGGCAGACATCATTCGCAAAACTTTCTATGATGGTGGCATCGATGAAATCATCAGCACCCGTCGTTTGGTTCACATCATCCGTGCTTATGGCATCTTTGGCAACAAAGCAAAAGCAATCGATGTTTGCACTGCACGTTTTGATGATGAAACCAAACAAGCATTCCTTGAACTCTATGACAAAGTTGATGCAGACTTCCAACTCCCTGTGGAATCAGTACAAGACAGCAATCTGGGAAACCTTTCCTGATTTAGAGAACATTTGTGATTGGGCAGATTGGGAGGAAAACAATACCTCTCTTTCTGCCAAGATCTACAGCACTAAACACATTCTTAAATCCAGAGAAGTTGAGATATGGGATAACAAATCCTGTATTTACAACAACATTATCTATCCTAGAACTGGTAGCAATCTTCCTTGCTTCGGTATGGATCTGATGGGTTTCTTTGACAAGAAAGTCATTATTGTATTTGATTTTCAGCATCCAGTAGAAAACTATTTGTTCTCCCATCCAGACCTTCCAAAAGCAGATGGTTCTTTCCGATTTTTTGAACCAGGCAATCACTTCTCTGAGAATGTGTATGTTGCTAAATGTACAATGTCTGAAGTCAACGAACATCTTGATATCTTCAAGAAATACTTGACTGCTTACAAGAATATGCTAGAATGTGAACAACCTACTGGAAATGATTTTTCCACCTATTGCGACTTTGATTCTTATATGAAAAAGTTGGATCCTGTGAGTGGATATCTTTCCAATAAATTTGGTAAAGAAAAAGCAGACTCTTTAGTAAACGATTTTCTTTTCTGCTATGGTTAATTCCTGGTCCCTCATATATGATGAAATTTTGAAAATGGATGATTACACACTTGACCTTACTATGAACGAAAACAGACGATACAAATATGATGAGGATACAATCCTCAAAGAACTAAACGATTATATTGCTGGCACATACAATCAGCATTATTCTGCTGGTGATGATAAAATTCAGACACTTGATCTGATTGAAGCATGTGGAGACGGTGAAGCATTCTGCCGTAGCAACATCCTCAAGTATGCCTCTCGTTATGATAAGAAAGGCACTGCTCGTCGTGACATTATGAAGATTCTGCACTATGCTGTACTCCTGATGCATTTCAACGACAAGAATGCAAAACGTGAAACTTACCCCCAATGAAACTTAAAGAACGCACAATGAAACTGTCTGACAATGCCCTCGCAATCCTTAAAAACTTTGCTGGAATTAACAACTCTATTCTTGTAAAAGAGGGTAACAAACTCCGTACTATTTCTGTTGCAAAGAATATTCTTGCTGAAGCAGAAATCAAAGAAGAGTTTCCTCGTGACTTTGCCATTTACGATCTGAACCAGTTTCTGAATGGTCTTAGTCTGCACCAAGATCCCGATCTAGATTTCAATCAAGATTCTTATCTGAGCATCAAAGAAGGTAAGCGTCGAGTGAAGTATTTCTTTGCAGACCCTGCCGTGATTATTGCTCCTCCTGAAAAAGAGATTCAACTTCCCTCTCAGGATGTTTGCTTCCAGATGGATAGCACTTCTTTGGAGAAACTGGTCAAAGCAGCAGCAGTTTATCAGTTGCCTGACCTCTCTGCCGTGGGTGAGAATGGAGTTATCAAACTGGTCGTTCGTGATAAGAAGAACGATACCTCCAACGAGTATGCAATCGTGGTTGGTGAAACCAATCAAACCTTTGTTTTCAACTTTAAGGTTGAGAATATCAAGATCATCCCTGGTGCCTATGATGTTGTAGTTTCTTCCAAACTGCTTTCCAAGTTCACCAACAGTCAGCACAATCTGACTTATTACATTGCTCTGGAACCTGATTCTACCTTTGGGTGATGAAGAAGAATACATGTAGTTCAAGGACGGAATCATCGTCAGCAGTAGCAGAAATACCAATATTTTGCCTGGGTTTTTTACTTGGATTTAGTACTTTCATATGTCTACTTGACATATTATTCCGAACGAGTGTAATTGATGGAACCTGATCCCTATATTCAGTTTCTAGAAAACTGGATTCCTGGTATTGGAGAAGACACAGAACTCCACGATGAACTGCACTGTCATTTCAATTTGGGGTTCTCTGTCAATGATGAGGCCAAGTTGCTTGGATTCCAATTAGGTCATCATCCTGCTAGTAATGTATTTCATGTGATTATCTTTACAGTGATGAGTCTGACGATTTATCCTAAGGAGTATCGGAATACAATCAAGGATGTGACAGATTTTTATCAGGCATACCTTCTTGGAAAACGGTGGCAACTTGTGTCATACTGGTTTATACCAAGGGATATTTTATGAACATTTTTGTAACTGATGAGTGCCCCTACAAATCTGCAAAAGTGCTTCCAGATAAGCATATTGTCAAGATGCCTCTGGAAACCTGTCAGATGCTTTCCATCGTTGCCTCTGATAAATGGGGGCATGGATATGGAACTCTTCCTAAAGCAGACGGACAACCTTATGCGACAGAGAAGGGTGCCTTTCGTAATCATCCCTGTACCATCTGGGCAAATGAGACTGTGGCAAACGCACGTTGGTTGCTACAACACGGTTTTGCTCTATGTGAGGAGTATGCAGCACGATATGCTAAAGTACATACATGCTTTTTAACTCTTGTAGAAGCAGATAAAATCTTTCCAAAAGCAAGACTGGATACTCACACATCTTTCGTGTTTGCTGGACCTGATCAGTTTAAGTATGACACAAGTATTGATATCTTTACTGCATACAAAAAATACATTGCATCTAAACCTTGGGTGTGCGATAATTACCTACGTATCCCCGAACGTAAACCAGAATGGGTATGATTGAAAATCCTTTAGGTCAGGTAAAAAATACCAGACAAACTTACAGTAAACACCTTGAAAAAGTAATTACTGAGGTCCAAGTACAATTTGCTGATGAAGATCCTGCATGGATTCCACTGGAAACCTTGTTGGCGATCAAAAAAATCTCTAATTAATTTTGTTTTTGATTATGAAACTTGTTGAAACCATTGATGAGTGTATCAAACAAATTAAAAGTGAACTTCACTCTTGGAAATCTGTAAAAGATAGTCGAGCAGTTTGGAAATCTTATGCTGGTCCAGGGGGAGGTCCATGGAATGAGGCAACAATAAAAGAAGTAGATGATAGTATTGTACAATACCAAAAGCATCTTGATAATCTGTATCTAATTAAAAAGGAACTAAACTATGAGTGATTTTATTTGGGTTGAAAAGTATCGACCACAAACGATTGAAGAATGTATTCTCCCTGAAGCAACCAAAAAAACCTTCCAGGAGTTCCTAAATAAGGGTGAGATTCCCAATATGCTACTTGCAGGTCCTCCTGGCATTGGTAAAACTACAGTAGCAAAAGCACTTTGTAATGAACTTGGAGTAGACGTATATGTCATCAACGGATCCGATGAGGGACGATTCCTGGATACTGTCCGAAACAATGCGAAAAACTTTGCTTCGACCGTCTCGCTTACTGCAACTGCAAAACACAAAGTCATCATCATTGATGAGGCAGATAACACGTCCAATGATGTACAACTCCTCCTACGGGCGTTTATTGAGGAGTTTGCTGGCAACTGCCGATTCATCTTCACCTGCAACTATAAAAACAAAATCCTTGAACCCCTCCACTCCCGTTGTGCCGTCGTTGAGTTTGGAATCAAAGGAAAAGACCGTCAAACCATTGCAGCACAGTTCTTCAAACGTATCAGACAAATCCTGGATGCAGAAGGTGTTGAATATGATAACAAGGTCCTGGTAGAATTAATCAACAAGCACTTTCCTGATTGGAGGAGAGTGTTGAATGAATGTCAACGTTATTCTGTGAGTGGAAAGATTGACTCTGGAATCCTCGCTACGTTCTCCGATGTTGCCGTAAATGAACTGGTTAAGAACCTCAAAGAGAAGAATTTTGCTGAAGTCCGTAAATGGATTGTTAGCAACCTTGACAACGATACTACTGTATTGTTGCGTCGCATTTATGATTGCCTCTACGATGCCCTTGTTCCTGGCAGTATCCCTGCTGCTGTTCTTGTTCTGGCTAAGTATCAATACCAGGCTGCATTTGTAGCAGACCAAGAAATCAATATGCTTGCGTGTCTAACTGAAATTATGGTGGAGTGTGAATTCAAATGAATTATAATATTGCTTATCATGATGAATTTGATAATAACTATGTCAAATCATCTTCTTCTGAAGATCTCCATAAAGACCTTCTAAATCTATTCAAAGATCAATGCAAAGTGATTGAAGTTTATGAGGATGATGATGGTGCATATGCCACTGTCGGCAATCGTCCTACTACACCTAATAATGATATGGAGTGTGAATTCAAATGAAATTGACTCAGGAGGAAGAGATGCACATCATTGGTAGGAGAAAGGCTAAAGAATTGTGGTCTCATTTCTCACCAAAAAGAGCACCAATGGAATGGTATAAAACTAACAAACCTTTACGATCACCTTATGTTGAATTCTCATGATTGATGAACATGGATGGTGGCAGAGAGACCCTATCTCTGATGAAGAATGTATTCTTATCTGCCTAAATAATGCGCCGTGTGGCACTGATAAAAAGCAAGTTGCAAAATTGATTACTAAATTTCAAAATGAAGTTCAGGACTAAAATCTATGTTAGACTGCGTAAGGCAGTGAGTGACTCTGCCGGTAATGCCGTTATGGCAGCATGTGGTAGAATGTCTGATATGACTTTTAATAAGTTGCGTCTTGGTAAGTTGATTGAGATTGATTTTGAGGCAGACAATGAAGAGTATGCTAATGAAGAAATCGAAAAACTTTGTAAAAGGTTTCTTTCCAATGATGTCATTGAAGACTTTGAATTTACATTATGGAGCACGGAAGATGAAAAACAAAAAAACTAAAAAGTTAGCACAGATGAAATCATCACATTATTATATCTTCTGGGGTATCTGCACGACTGCAGTTGTTCTTGGACAGGTTTATGTCGGTATTGGATACCGTGAAATGGCAGTTGGTGTAAACGAATTGACTGGAAGCATCAATCGTATCTTTCGATTTGTACGTTAATGGAATTACTAAAAATCGATAAGTCTAAATTGAAAGACCCAGTAGTCAAGACTACACCAGAAAATGTAAAGGAATCAAACGAGGCACTATATCGTGCTAAAATGAATCTACCTGCTGCTGCAAAGCATTGTGGTATGACTGAGAAGGAAATGAAACTGACCTTCTTTGAATATTTGAAATATCATCCTAAAGATTATGACTCTAAAATCATTGAAGACTCCGTTGAGATACCCCGGAGGGAAGTCGAAGGCAATTAAAACCCTCTCTCAGTGGTATCCAAAAGTAATCACTGAGTATCGTGAACCATTCATTGGTGGTGGTTCTATTGCTATTGATGTGACTAAGGCAAATAGGGATATCCCTGTGTGGATTAATGACCTGTATGTGCCTCTCTATAACTTCTGGGTGCAACTCAGGGATAATGGGAGAGACCTGTCTGAGAGTGTTAGAGAGCAGAAAGAGAAGATGCTTGAGAGTGGCACACAGGATGAGAAGGATAAGTTTGCCAGAGATCTGTTTGATCGTTATGCCAGTGAAATCGATACCTATGATGACTTTCATAAGGCAGTTGCATTCTTTATCATGAATAAGTGCAGTTACTCTGGACTGACAGAGAACAGCACATTTTCACGAACTGCTGCTAATGCTAACTTCTCTCTGGTTGGAGCAGATAAACTTGCTATGTTTTCTGATTTGATTAAGAACTGGAAGATTACTAATATTGATTACTCTGAGGTTATGAATGCTGAGGGATCAGATAATACTTTTGTATTCCTTGATCCTCCTTATGATATCAAAGATTTTCTATATGGAAAGGATCGTGAGATGCACAAGTCATTTGATCACGATAGATTTGCCGAAGATGTTTATAAGTGTCCTCACAATTTCATGATCACCTATAATGATAATGAGAGATTGAGAGAACTGTATAAAGATTATTATCTCAACGAATGGAAACTTCGTTATTCAATGGTTCATCGTGGTGATAAGAATACCCAGGATAATGTGAAAACTGAACTTCTGGTAACAAATTACGATATTACTGGTAGTGATAATAGTGTAATCCTTAATCTTCTTCTTGATCTATGACCGAACTGAAAGACTGGCTTAATTCCATTAATCAAACTAAGAAGCATTTGATTGATGAAGACCCATCACTCGAAAAAGAATATCCTCCCTATATTATCAACCGTTGTTTCTCCGGACACATCGATACTTTGATGTTTGCCAATGAGATGAATCAGTATAACTTTCTCTCAAAGAAACTACAATATGATTTCTTTATAAATATTGTGAGGAAAAAGAAGAGGTTCTCTCCCTGGCTCCGACAAGATAAGATCAAAGACCTTGATTATGTCAAACGTTATTATGGTTATAGTAATGAGAAGGCAAAACAAGCATTACGGATCTTGACAAAAGAACAACTTGCATTTATTAAATCAAAATTTGATACTGGAGGATCGAAATGAGTGTTGTTAGAGAAAGTGAAGTAAAATGGTCACCAGATCAGATGGTGGAAGTTCTTCTTGGTGAACCAGATGACTTTTTGAAAGTCCGTGAAACTTTGACTCGTATCGGAGTTGCATCTAGGAAGGAAAAGAAAATCTATCAGAGTTGTCATATTCTGCACAAGCAAGGTAGATATTTCTTAGTGCATTTTAAAGAACTGTTTGCTCTTGATGGTAAACATGCAAACCTGACACAGAACGATGTCCAACGTCGTAACCGTATTGCTCAACTGCTTGTTGATTGGGGTCTTATTGGCATTGTTGATGCAGACAAGATTCAAGATATCGCACCACTGAATCAGATTAAGGTTCTTGCATATAAGGATAAGCAAGACTGGATTCTTGAGACCAAATACAATATTGGTTCCAAGAAGAAACGAGTAGAAGAAACCGAATGACATTAGACCCCTTGACAGGGGTCTTTTTTTGTGTTATATTTTTTGAGTAACCTCCCACAACCTGCTTTTGGAAGTGGTAGATTTAGAGGATTTAAAATGAAAGTAATTAAAAACAGTATGGGTGATATAGTACCCTTTATTCCCGTAAAAGAATCCAATATGCTTACTTCGTATTGGATGACATATGGTGAATATTCAGAACTAGAAGAAGTATTTTGTCAGAGAGATACTGAAGGTAGATTGAATAAAGCAAAAAAATATCTCTCCGAATTCATTACAGAACATGCCGTCGTTTTTGTGTGCAAACTATCAAGTGATGATGTAGTTAGAGGAAAAAAATATAAAAAAGGAACGAAGTTTAGAGTAGATTCTAATACACGAGCTATGAATTGGGAAAATGGAGGAAGTAATAACATTCCCAAAGATGTTCTTGTTATTGAATTTTCCTTCGAATCTTTTGAAAGGATACGTAAATGTTATAATACGTTTGATTCTATTAGTGCTACGGAAGCAAACCAAGAAAAGTTTTATGGCATTATAACTGGGATGTTTAATTATGAACCTTCTTCTAAAAAATTTAGAAAAGGTCAAATTATTACAGCGTTAAATATGGCGTCCAATTGTTTCTATCCAGAAACTTATACTAGTCCAGTAATTTCTCCAGAAGTTATTCCTGGACAAACATTTAATTTTATTGAAGAAATTAAATGTTTGGATTCCTTAATTACAATAGATTCTAATTGGAATCAAACTTGGATTTGTGCTGCTCTTATGGCACTTAAAAAGTATGGAACTAAAAATGAGCGTTTGATTGAGGGACTTCAACGTCTTGATAAGAAGAAATCAAATACGATGCCAGATGTATATGATGGAATTACCACAATTATTGAAGAATGGAAAGAAAACAATGTTTTTCATGAAAAGGGTACAAGATTTTCCCAATTCCAAGAGTTAGTTTCTTGGTGTTTGTATTATATTGATAAGTGGATGGATGACAAAACTGTAAAAAGAATTGGAAATGAGTGGAAAAAAACTGCTAAAAAATATAAAGATGATAAAGTCTCTAACTTAAATAAACTTTTCAATATTGATACTACTAGTTGTGTTTCGTAAAACCGAATAAAAAGGTAGGGGTGGCAACACCCCCTTTTTTATGTCTTATGCTAATATATACTATGGATGCCTTCGGGGTCCACACAACGCAATCTCGCTTTTAGGAGAGCTACAATGGGAGACCTAACAAGGTACAACGCTGCAAACATGAATCAGTTGCTAGAACGTATAAATAGAAACAGTATTGGTATGGATGAATACTTTGATCGGTTGTTTAACCTTCACGAAACAACGTCAAACTATCCTCCATATAATCTAGTCACGGTTAGTAACGTAGAATCGAGACTAGAACTAGCACTAGCAGGATTCAAAAAAGAAGAAGTCAATGTCTACACACAAGACGGTAAACTCTTTGTCGAAGGACAAAAAGAGGATAAAGAAACTGGAACAGAATATGTCCATAGAGGAGTGGCTCAGAGATCTTTCACCAGAGCTTGGACACTTTCAGATGAAACGGAAGTTAGATCAGTTACTTTTGAGGATGGGTTACTGAGTATTACACTTGGTAAGATTGTTCCAGAGCATCATCAAAGAAAGGATTATCTCTAAATAAGGTGTATCGTCGCCGCAGGGGATCGACTGGCAAAATCCAGTTGACACCCCTCTTTTTTATTGTTATAATTAGATGAGGTAAAAAGTAAAAATGTCGATCAAACTTGCAGTATTAAAATCTGGTGAAGACATCATTGCCGATGTGAAAGAAATTATGTCCGAAGATAATGTAGTCGGATATCTACTAGATAATCCACACTCTGTTTTATGTGAAGAAGAAATGGTTTTTGTTGAAGAAGATAATGATCATATACCACAATTTCAGATACGTCTTCGTCCTTGGTTAGTATTATCTAAGGATACAAAAATCCCAATTCGTCCCGATGGAGTAATTACGATAGTTGAACCTGTCAAACAATTGAAAGAACTGTATGAGGAGAAATTAAATGGACAAAGTGATCAAACTGATTCTACTGACGAACAGTGAAAGACTGATTAGTGAGATTGATGAAGTTGGTGCCGATATTGGTGAACCAGACTGCAAACTTATTAATCCTATGGAAATCTGGGAAGGGAATAATCTCTGCTCTTGGATGATGGATCATACCAATCAAAAAGAGTTTATGATCAGTTCTGATAAGATCATTACTCTTGCCGATCCAAACCCAGAACTTTTGAAAAAATACAATAGTCTTACTAATGAAAGTTCTTAGTATTGATCTGGACTACATTATGGGACCAGTTATTGAACTTTATAATGGATTAAAGTTCAATGATAATCCAGGAATAAGGTGGGAGCAACTTTTTAGTGAAACTGACTTTGAGGAAAGTCATTTCAATATTGATCAATCAAATCTTTTATTTTGCTACAATACTTTTCTGAAAGCACTTCGCAATTGTGATAGTGTTTCTTTTGGATATGAGCACGATTCTATTTTATTCAGTATTGCTAATTGCGAAAACATTGATCTAATCAATATAGATCATCACGATGATGTTTTTGGTGGAGATTATACTGGAGAAATGCCTGATGAGGACGCTTATAAAACTGAGTTTTATGAGTTACTGAAATATGATAGGATTCACGAAGGAAACTGGGGTGCCTGGTTAGGTGGTAAAGGAAAGTTAAATTCTTTTACTTGGATTGGCAATAGTAATAGTGGGAACAAAATTCGAAATAGATTTAATGATGAAGTTGTTCCAAATTATAGAAACGTAGAGAAAGAAGATTATAAGTTTGATAATTATAATTTTGATCACATCTTTGTGTGTATGTCTCCTCAGTATATTCCTCCAAAATACTGGCATTACTTTTCAATGTTTGTCAGTGCATGTGAGGAGTTTACGGGAAAGGGTGCTATAATATACACAGAGAAGTTTGAAACGAACATTCGTCACCAAAGGATTCATAATGAGATTTTACACCAATGTTCAAATGATCGGGGATCATTTTCTGGTTCGTGGTTATGAGAATGGTAGGCACTTTGCAACGAGGGAAAAGTTTTCTCCAACACTTTTTGTCCCCTCTAAAAAGAAGACAAAATATAAAACTCTTGAGGGAGAATATGTTGAATCAGTAGAACCTGGATCTGTTCGTGAATGTAGGGATTTTATCAAGAAGTATGAGGGTGTAGAGAACTTTAAAATCTATGGCAATGACCGATACATCTATCAGTATATTTCTGAGATGTATCCCGAAGAAGAGATTAAGTTTGATGCTAGTAAGATTAAGATTGCTACCCTTGATATTGAGGTTGCATCAGAGAATGGATTTCCTGATGTAGAATCTGCCGCGGAAGAAGTTCTGCTGATTACAATTCAGGATTACAATACCAAGCAGATTCGCACTTGGGGTCGTGGTTCTTTTAATAATACCCAGAAGAATGTTCTTTATAAGGGATTCAGAACTGAGTATGAACTTCTCACTGACTTTATTAACTGGTGGATGATTGAGGAGAATACTCCTGAGGTTGTGACTGGTTGGAACAGTCAACTGTATGATATTCCATATCTGGTTCGTCGTATTGATCGAATCCTTGGAGAAAAGTTAAAGAAACGTATGTCTCCTTGGGGTCTTGTGACTGAAAGAGAAGAAGTCGTGATGGGTCGAAAGCAGATCTCATATGATGTCGGTGGTGTTACTCAACTTGATTATCTGACTTTATATAAAAAGTTTACATATAAGGCACAAGAATCATATCGTCTTGACTACATAGCTAGTGTAGAACTTGGACAGAAGAAGTTAGATCACTCTGAGTTTGATACATTTAAAGATTTCTATACAAACGGGTGGCAGAAGTTTGTAGAATATAACATCATTGACGTAGAACTTGTTGACCGCATGGAAGACAAGATGAAACTGATTGAACTTGCAATTACTATGGCATATGATGCCAAAGTAAACTATACTGATGTGTTCTATCAGGTTCGTATGTGGGATGCGATCATTTACAACTATCTCAAGAAAAGAGATATTGTGATTCCACCCAAAGAACGTTCAGACAAGGATTCTAAGTATGCGGGTGCGTATGTTAAAGAACCGATTCCGGGAAAGTATGATTGGGTTGTTAGTTTTGACCTCAACTCTCTCTATCCTCATCTTATTATGCAGTACAATATCTCACCGGAGACGTTACTCGATGAACGACATCCATCGGTTACCGTTGATAAGATACTTAATGAGGAACTAACATTTGAGATGTATAAGGACAATGCGGTCTGTGCCAATGGTGCAATGTTCCGTAAAGATGTCCGTGGATTCTTGCCGGAGTTGATGGAGAAGATCTATAAGGATCGCACCATCTATAAAAAGAAGATGCTTCAGGCAAAGCAGGACTATGAAAAAACTCCTACCAAAACTCTTGAGAAAGAGATTGCTAGATGCAATAATATCCAGATGGCGCGTAAGATTCAACTTAACAGTGCTTACGGTGCTATTGGGAATCAGTATTTCAGGTATTACAAGCTTGCCAATGCGGAAGCGATTACGCTCTCGGGTCAAGTATCAATCCGCTGGATTGAGAATAAGATGAACGGATTTCTAAATAAGATTTTGCAAACAAAAGACACAGATTATGTTATCGCATCTGATACTGATTCGATCTATCTTAATCTTGGACCTCTTGTTGATAAATTTCTTAGTAATAAGTCTAACGATAAAACAGCAGTTGTTTCTTTACTTGATAAGATCTGCCAGGAGAAACTGGAACCTTTTATTGAGAGTTCATATGAAGAACTTGCGAACTATGTTTCGGCGTATGAGCAGAAGATGATTATGAAACGTGAGAATATTGCAGAACGTGGTATCTGGACCGCAAAGAAACGATACATTCTCAACGTATGGAATAGTGAAGGTGTTCAATACACTGAACCTAAACTCAAGATGATGGGTATTGAGGCAGTTAAATCCTCCACTCCCGCACCTTGTCGTCAGATGATTAAAGATGGTCTGAAGTTGATGATGAATGGAACAGAAGAGGATGTGATTAACTTTATTGAAGAATCTCGTAAGAAGTTTAAACAACTTCCACCAGAAGAGATTGCCTTCCCTCGTTCAGTTTCTGATGTTGTAAAGTATAGGTCTCACTCTGACATTTATGTGAAGGGAACACCTATTCATTGTCGTGGAGCACTTCTCTTTAATCATTATATAAAAGAGAACAAACTAACAAATAAGTATTCACTAATCAATAATGGTGAAAAGATTAAATTTGTTTATCTTAAAAAACCAAATACCATCCGAGAGGATGTAATTTCATTCATTCAAGAGTTTCCAAGAGAACTCAACCTTGACAAATACGTTGACTATGAATTACAATTTGAGAAAAGTTTTGTTGCTCCACTCAAATCTATTCTTGATGCGATTGGATGGAATGTAGAAAAAACTGTAAACCTTGATTTATTTTTTGGATAATGGATTTTTTAAAAGAGATTGTAAAGGAGGTTGGTGGTGAGTATACAAAACTCGCAGCAGACATCGACGAGACTGAACAGTATGTTGACACGGGTTCGTACATTTTTAACGGACTTGTATCAGGTAGTATTTTTGGTGGTGTATCTGGGAATAAGATTACTGCCATTGCTGGGGAGTCTTCTACTGGCAAGACTTTCTTTAGTCTCGCTGTGGTTAAGAATTTTCTGGATAGTAATCCTGACGGTTACTGTCTGTACTTTGACACTGAAGCAGCAGTTAATAAATCTCTTCTTGAGAGTCGTGGTGTAGATCTCAACCGCACTGTAGTTGTAAATGTTGTAACCGTAGAAGAGTTCCGTAGTAAGGCACTCAAGGCAGTGGACATTTATCTGAAAAAAGCAGAAGATGAACGCAAACCCTGTATGTTTGTGTTAGACTCTCTAGGTATGCTTTCTACTGAGAAAGAAATCAACGACGCACTCAACGACAAGCAAGTTCGTGATATGACAAAATCACAACTGATTAAGGGTGCTTTTCGAATGTTGACTTTGAAGTTGGGGCAGGCTAATATTCCAATGATCGTTACCAACCATACTTATGATGTTATCGGTGCTTATGTCCCAACTAAAGAAATGGGAGGAGGCAGTGGACTCAAGTATGCTGCTTCTACAATCATCCATCTCAGCAAGAAAAAAGAAAAAGATGGAACGGAAATCGTCGGAAATCTTATCAAGGCAAAGACTGCTAAGTCACGTTTAAGTAAGGAGAACAAGGATGTTACGGTGCGTCTTTATTACGACGAGCGTGGTCTTGATCGTTATTATGGTCTTCTTGAACTCGGTGAGCTTGGAGGTTTATGGAAAAACGTTGCTGGACGTTATGAGATGAATGGCAAGAAAGTCTATGCCAAAGCAATCCTGAAAGAACCAGAGGTTTACTTCACTGAAGAAGTAATGCAACAACTTGATCAAATTGCAAGGAAAGAGTTCTCATATGGAACGAATTGAAACAACAATTCTTAGAAACTTAATATACAACGAAGAATACTCACGAAAAGTTATTCCATTTATTGAACCAACATATTTTGAACAAAGATCTGAGAAAGTAATCTTTGAGGAGATTACTCAGTTCATTGTGAACTACGGATCGGCAATCACAATCGAAGCACTAAATATTGAGGTTGAGAACAGGACGGATCTAAACGAGAGTGAAATCCGAGACACGAGAGAAGTTTGTAACTCTCTTGATGACTCTCCTGTGGATCATCAATGGTTACTAGACACCACTGAAAAGTGGTGCCGTGATCGTGCGATTTATTTGGCACTAATGGAATCCATCAGTATTGCTGATGGTCAAGACGAGAAAAAGAGTCGGGATGCCATCCCCAGTATTCTTTCTGATGCTCTAGCAGTATCTTTTGACAACAACATTGGCCATGATTACTTACAAAACTACGAAGAAAGATATGAGTTTTATCACAAGAAAGAAGACAAGATTCCCTTTGATCTCGAATACTTTAACAAAATCACGAAAGGTGGGTTACCTAACAAGACTCTTAACATCGCGCTTGCTGGTACTGGTGTCGGCAAGTCTCTATTCATGTGCCACCAAGCTAGCTCCGTGTTGCTCCAGGGGAGGAACGTTTTATATATTACAATGGAGATGGCAGAAGAAAAAATTGCTGAGAGAATTGACGCCAACCTTCTTAATGTCCCAATCCAAGACCTGACAGATCTTCCTAAGTCAACGTTTGAGAACAAAGTAAATAAACTTTCTGAAAAAACAAACGGTAGACTTATAATTAAAGAATACCCGACAGCATCTGCACATAGTGGACACTTTAAAGCACTTCTTAATGAACTTGCACTTAAGAAGTCATTTAGACCTGATATTATTTTCATTGATTACCTTAATATATGTGCTTCCTCC